TCTGCATCGCGCTTAACATATTAGCCATAGTCTAGCACTCCAAATATCCGCCGCCCTTTACAGCAGCACCCATGCCGCGGGCAATGCCACGCTTCATAGTTGTAGGGATTTTTACGTCAGCCGTCTTGCCGTAAGGAATGCGGCCCTGACCCTTGATGTCAGCGTACTTTACTGCCTTCGGGGTAGAAGCCGGAGGGGCCCCGTTTACTCTTACTTTAGCCATGCTATTGTCCTCTCTGTTTTAATAATTCACGCTCCATTGCGCTGTTTATACGTTTGTCCGTCTGTTGTTCTTGACTCTGCAAACGCTGCTGGAATTGCTGCCCGCGCATCTGCTGATTGCTCTGATCAAGCTGCAACTTAGCCTGATCCAACTGCGCGTCCGACTGTTCCGACTGCGCCTTGATCTCAAGCTCTTTCTCTTTCAACTGTACCAGAGGGTCAGGACCCTGACCCGACAACTGACCCGATTGCTCTTTAGCCTGCTGCATACCTTGCGCAACCATTTGCGCAACCATTGCCTGATACTGCATCTCATCCGCGCCCGGCGTCTGTTGCATCTGCTGCATAGCCTGTTCCTCAGACTGTACCTTAATGTGTTCCAATATATGCTTCTGTAACATCATGGCAACCGGAGGTAATTGACCAACCATCGGACTCGCACCAAACACCAAATGCGCCGTAATATGCGCCTGATGATCCTGACCCTCAAAAGCCCGTAATTGCATCTGATCCAACGCGTTGATGTTTTCTTGCGCTGGGTCCAAGGGCCGCGGTTCCTCGTCAGGAAGCTCTTTCATTATACGGTCAATGTCCGTAATGCCCAACGATTCATACATATCACGGTAAATCTCGTGCATGTTATGCAACTCAGGAGCCTGACCCGCTAACTGCATCTTAGTCTGTGACAAAGCAATCCGCTGCGCCTGACTAAATACATTCGGATTAGATACCGGTATAATGTCTACACGCTCGTCAAAATCACTGGCCATAATAGAAGCGTCGTCGCCAGCAACCGTATACGGATATTCCTGCGGTAAACTCTCAGACATTACACGCGCCAGAATCTTAAACTCCTGACGCATCGCATAATGCATGCGCTTGTGAACCGCGGACATGACCCGCGAACCCTGCTCCAACATCGCAATCGTTGTGCCAACAGCCGCGCCCTGATTGCCGTCGCCAACCTTCATGTCAGTAATAGTCGCGAACCGCTGTCCAGCCTCAACAACAAAACCTAACAAATTAAATAACGTCTGGTCAGGACCCTTAAACGGTAAAGGCATTAAACTGTCGCGAATAGCGCCGCCCGGTGCATCAACATCCCTAAACTCACCCGGCTGTAAAGGCTCGTCGTCATCCCTGATTCGTAAACCGCGGGCCTTGAAACCAGCCGGAAGGTTCGACAATGTACCCGCGTCAATCAACTGACGAAGGGCGCTGGTCGCCGTCCGCGATAAACCGCCAATGGTGTGGATCAAGCCCAAGCCGTAGAACCCAAATCCCGGCAAGAACTTAAAGTGCGTGAAATACGCAATCTTCTTCTTAATAGGATCGTCCTCAAGGAAATTACGGCGAATAGACAATACCTGACCGTTGTCCTGAGAAATCGTCACAATGTACGGTATCTTAATGCCCGTAGGCTCCCCGTCACTATCCATGTCCTCATAACCGTCAAGGTCTAAATCAACGTGGCACTCCAACAAAGTACAGTCGTAATCAATCTGACCCGGCTCTACGCCGTCAATCCGGTTGATTTCAGAATCAACGTCACTAAGCTCGCCCTGCGCAGGAATAACATCAACGTCAATGTATATACCAGCAAGCTGCTTCTTGCGTAGATCGTTTAAATCCATCCGCACAACCTGACTGATGTTTGGACAAGTGTCCAAATCAGACGTGTCATAAGGAACAACCAAGTTCTGCGCTGGAACAAACTTACTTACAGCGCGGTCCATAACCTCGTCGTAATACGTTTTCTTAAACGTGCTGCCCGCTAATGGTAAATAAAACAACATCTGATCCATGTCAGGCGTGTAATCTTCCATTACGTTCATAATGTAGTAATTCATAAACTGACGGACGCGCTTGGCCTGATCCTGCTTCTCACGGGTCTCTTTGCCCATAACATGCGTTTTTACCGGACCACTGGCGGGCAAAAGCTCATTAAACGCTTGCGCCTGAAACTGCGTGGCAGCTTCCGCCAATAACGGATGAGTCACACCAGAGGCTCCGCGAAACGGCTGTGTCCGCTCCTCGTAGTTAAACCCCAACAAATCAAGCCCGTTAGTGTACGCGTCTTCCCAATCTTGACGACCAGCCTTGTTAGAATCAAACGCGCCCAACAAATCACTGGCAATCCGGTTTAATTCACGGTCCGGCATCTCCTCCGCTAAGTTGCCGTAAAAATCTTCGTCAGCACCGCGCTGGTCCGTCGGATCAAAATCTACAACAACGCTGCCGTCGTCATCCTCAATAATCTCTATCTCAGGCCCGTCATCGTCAATGGCAAACAAAGACATGTCCTGACCGGAATCAGGTATCTCTATCTCCAATTCCGCTAATAAATCAGCCTCGTCCAACTGACTCGGAACGTTCGTATCCATTAATCCGCCAATAGCCATTACCGTCTCCGTCAATAATATACCCGCACCCTAGCAGATGTTTCCTCTTCTTGCCAATCATCTGTTGGTAACTGAACAAAGTTACCCTGACGATAACGCATCAAAGCCTGTGTTGCACTGTCTACTAAATCGTCAAACTCGCCGTTGGGAAATGCCGCCATCTCCTCTATTAACTCATCCGCCCACACCTTGTCAGGCGCATATACCATGCCAGCCTCAAACAATGGAGACACAGAATGTAAACGCGTTATCTTGTCATTACCACGGCTCGGTGTGAAATTCACTACCGGAATGCCAACCTGACGCATTTCCTGCGTCAAAGGAGTCCCACTAGCTTTCGCCTCAACTATAACGGTATCAGGCTCCCAAAACTTGTATTCCTCAAACGCAACGCGCTTTAATTCAGGAAAATCCCAGCGACCCTTCTTACTGTCTAACAAAATTAACGCAGGGGACCCACCATCTTCCTCGGGATAAAACACACCCCATGTCGTAATAGCACTGTAATCAGCACTCTCCCGCTTACTAAACGCCGTGTCATAGCTCTGTATCACATACTGCAAGTTAGGGACCCGCTCACTTTCCCAACGCTTCCACCATTCCCGCGGCACAATCGCATTCTCCTCGCCAGTAGGATTCTGCTGATACTGCGCATTCCACTTCATAGGTGGAATAGATGCCTTGACCGCGGTTAAATCACCAAGCGACCAATACTCCGGCCAACAAGGCTTACCATCCTCAAATATCGCAGGTAACTCAACAATCTCCCACTGATCCGCCAAAGGGTCCTTAGCCATCGCACGTACCAACTGACCCGTCATGTCCTTCTCAGACCAACGCGTCTGTACCAAAACTATGCTGCCACCCGGCTGTAATCGCTGCCGGGGACCCCCAGTATACCAATCCCACGCATCCGCAAAACCATTCGCACTCATAGCCGTCTGCTCCGAATGAGGGTCGTCAATAATAATTAAATCACCGCCACGACCCGCTAAATTCGAACCAACGCCAACAGCGTAATACATACCACCAGCACTCGTGTCCCACCGTCCGCTGGCCTTGGAATCAGCCGCTAACTTTACGTCAGGAAAAACAGACTTATACTCGTCCGTATCCAATAAGTTCTTCGTCTTCCTACCAAAGTTTACAGCCAACTCCGTCGTGTGTGTCGCCTGAATGATCTTCATTCTAGGATTCTTGCCCATCATCCAAGCAGGAAATAAAAATGATGCAAACTCAGACTTCGTGTGCCGCGGAGCCATGTTGATAATCAAACGCTTTAACTCGCCACTCGCAACGCGCTCTAACTTATCAGCAATAATCTTATGGTGCCTGCCAGCAATAAATTCAGGCCACATGTCTTTTACAAATGGTAAAAAATTATTTCTACTAGCCTCCTGCTGATCTAACTGTGCAAGCCTAAGTTGTAACTTTAGTACCTTTTCACTAGCTTCTGTGTTCACGGTTCAGGGACCCTATATGCGATTTTCTGGGTCATTATAGGACAGTTATGTTCCATATGAAATAACTATGTATCATTTGTCAGAAACATGGCCCAAGCCACCGCAGGTCGGCACGGGGGCCCCGGTCGCCGGATCGCTAACATGTTAGTTGGAATAGCGGTAAAGTGCCTCAATTTGCTAAGGGACCCAGTCGCGCTATGGTTGCACGGCCCGCGCATCGCGGTCCTTGTTTATATAGATATGGGACAAGGCCCGGGCGCTGTTAGTACTCGCCTATAGGTAGGCAATCCGGCTGCTGTCGCCGGGTCGCGGTCCAGTAGGCAAGATCCGGTGGCGGTGGCGGCTCTCTCGTCGATCTCGTTTACCTTCGCCGGGTATCTGGGCACTAGATCGATGCAGGAAAACCACCGGCCATGCGTCGCGGATCTCGGGCCTATGACTCTGGTGGTACGTCCAAGCGGCAAGGGCGCGCAGGTTTCACTGCATAAAAAGAGCCCGCGCAGTGTTATCTGGCGGGCTCTAATCGTTGCGGTGTTTGGTGGTGTTAGTCGTCGTTATAAGTGACCCAGCCATTTGCTTCTAGCATCAAGGCGATTGCCGTATGGTCCATCCATTGTAAGCAATTGATTAACATAGCGCGATGGTTGTTGAAATCATCCGCAAAGTCAATTGCCTGATCTCTAACAGTTTCGGTCTCGGCCTGTCTGGCCGTCACTTGGTCAAGAATGTGCATAACCATCCCTCTCAATGCAGAGCCAGAAAGAACCAAACAGGTTAACTGTCACTGCGTCATCACAAAAGAATGTAGGCTTAACGGTATCCAGAAAGGCGTCAAGCGTAGCGGGTCGTGCCGGATCGTGCGCTTGTTCGGTATACTTGCGCTCTAACGTGTCGCGCTGGGCTGTTGTCATGTCTATCATTGTGTCAGCCCTCGAGGTGTCACGTCAAAAGTGAAGTCGAGAACATCGCACGCCAGCACGCCGAACCTTCGGGCATCGTGGTAGGTCATAAACTGCGCATCTTCACTGCAATCTAGCGGCCAGTTGTTACCGTGGGCGGAAAGCATGTAAGCGCAAAATTCTTGGAAAGGCTTCTCATCTTCATATTCAAAGCCGCTTGTGTCGTCGTTTATCAGGGCACTAGCCCAGTAAGCGGGCAGGGTGAAAGTTTTGATTTTCATTGTTGTTCTCCTAAACAATCGCGGCGGCTGCCGCCCGTTCAATATGGGATAAAACATAAATTAAAGCAACGAATAAAAAAATGCCCGCACGATGGCGGGCAAGTTGGGCAGAAAAGGAAACGTGGTTTAAGGTGTTTCGATGGTTACAGTGCAATCGTCTATATAGGCGCGTATCATATCGTTTATGCTGTCGATGTAGTTATACAGCGAAAAATGGTTATCAATTAGGTTCTCAATTTCATCTTGGTGGTCGTCAATATCAAAATCATCTCGCACCACGTCCATTATTTCATTGCGGTGTTGGTCTATATTCAAATCGGGCGCGTCTACTGAAATATTGGATAGTTGTTCCGATACCTCGCCAGAGATTAAAACTTTTATTTCATCGGCCATCGCGGCCATGATCATTCCCGAAAAACGGTTATGTTTATCGGTTAAAACTTCCAGTGCCGAACTGCTGGCGGCAAGTTCGGTTTCTAATCGGGTTATCTGATCGCGTTGCGCGTCTAAGCGATATTGATTAGCGGTCGCGGCGTCTTCTATTTCAATTTTTTCTAAGCTTAACATTGTGTTCTCCAAAACAATTTAGGCCCGCCGGATTAGCGGGCCTTTGGACTATGCGACATTGTATAAATTAACGCAAGGCTAATTTTTAAGCGGCTATCCGATGCCAGTCACGCTGTCCCATATTCAACAGCTGACCGCCTCGTTTTTGCCAATCGTCGGTGGCGTCAATATCGCTGACGTTTCCGGCGGCGGTCATAGCATTAATTAACGTTGCACGGGATAATGGCCGGTCCTGTTCATAGCCAGCCTGTCCAATCGTTTTCATAAGACCGTCAAGCACATTGGACGTTTCTTTTTTGGTTAGTCGCATAACCGTTCCCAAATTATTGACCGTATCCGCAACAGAATATTCACCCTCTATAACGTCGGCGGCGGCGGCTTTCATTTTTTCAAGCGTTTCGTCAAACATTTCGCGGGACGAATAAGCACCTACCAGATCGCGCAATTTAAGATTTAGTGCGCGATTGTCTGCGTCTTTTGCTTCGCCCGATAGCAAGCCCCAGTCCTCACCGTCTCGGGCGGATGTGATATGGCTTGAACGGGTTTTGTTTTCCGTTTGCATACCGTTTAGACAAGCCAGCGTCCACATAATCGCATAAACAGACACCGACCCCATGCCTGTCTCACTGTTGGAAAAGCCCACTCCGTTTGCCATTATGTCATTCAAGTTTGCGCCCGCTCCAGTCTGGTTTAGGCTCTTAAACCGCATGTACAAACGGCTCTCCGAAAGGTTCGCTTGCGCGACCTGAAATTGGGCAGGGTTTTCCATAAGAGGCGGCAAAATGGTTTGGAACATATCGTCGTTGTCAAAACATTTAAAACGATCTGACAAAAAGGCGCGGGCGGTTCCAGTGCTTTCCGTCACGTCCAAATG